CCCTGCCCGCCTATCCCGCATGCCGGGCATCCTGCGCGGCGGCAAAAAGCAGTACCTGCTGGAAACCAACACTGGCAAATCCTGCTGGGAGGAATGGAAAGACTGGTTTGAAGCCTGCACGGACGACCTGCCCGATACCGAAAACCTTGCCGATGACTGGGCCAGCCTGCCGCCGCTGGCAGATGCCCTGATTGAAGGGGTGCTGCGCCAGGGCCACAAAATGCTGCTGGCCGGGCCCAGCAAAGCGGGCAAAAGCTTTGCCCTGATCGAACTGTGCATCTGCCTTGCCGAGGGTGCCCCCTGGCTTGGCCGCTTTGCCTGTGCGCAGGGCAAGGTGCTTTATATCAATCTGGAACTGGACCGCGCCAGCTGCCTGCACCGCTTCAAAGATGTATACGAAGCTTTGCACCTGCCGCCCCGGAACCTTGCCAACATCGACATCTGGAACCTGCGCGGTGCCTCCGTCCCCATGGATAAGCTGGCTCCCCGCCTGATCCGCCGGGCTGCCAAGAAAGGCTACCTGGCCGTTGTGCTGGACCCGATCTATAAAGTCATCACCGGCGATGAAAACAGCGCTGACCAGATGGCCAAGTTCTGCAACCAGTTTGACCTGGTCTGCCGGGAACTGGACTGTGCCGTCATCTACTGCCACCACCACAGCAAGGGCGCGCAGGGCGGCAAGCGCAGCATGGACCGTGCTTCCGGCTCCGGTGTGTTTGCCCGTGACCCGGATGCCATGCTGGATATGACCGAGCTGGTCCCCACCGATGCCATCCGGGAGCAGCTGCACAACAAAGCGGCCTGCGCCGCAGCCAAAGCCCTGCTGGATGCCCGCGGCCATGCCGATGCTTACGGCCCGGACGATGCTCTGAGCCGCAGCCGGATGCTGGCCATTGCCAAGGAACACCTGCCGCTGCCCGATCTGCACCGCCTGGATGCAGACACCGCGGCTGCCATCAAGCGCGCCGATGCCATGACCGCCTGGCGCATTGAGGGCACCCTGCGCGAGTTTGCCCGTTTTGACCCGGTCAACCTCTGGTTCGACTATCCCGTACACAAGCTGGACAGCGGCCTGCTGGAGGACCTGCAGCCAGAAAGCGATTACAAGCAGCTTGGTTCCCGCGGTGCCGCAAAGCGCTGGGGAGACAAAGATACTGCCGCCAAAAGCAAGCGTGCCGAACTGCGCACCGCCTTTGAAGCCTGCACCATGGATGGTAAAGTGACCATTTACAGCATGGCTGAATACCTGAACCTGAAACCCGATACCGTGCGCCGACGCCTGAAATCCGACGGCGGATTTTGGATTGATGGCACCAGCGTGGGGCTGAAAGAGCCCGGAAGCAACGGATAATATTTCTTATATTCCACGGAAAATAGCCGCTATCACAAATCCGTCCGAACTTCCGTATTCCGGAAAATAGCCGCTATCCGTACCAAATACGGACGGAAAATAGCCTTATATATATAGTAAAAATCCGTCCGTGTGTTGGGGTATCCCAGAGGATGGGGCGTACACAGCCCCCATCCCTCCGGGAACCCACCCCAACACGTTGGCCACAAAAAAAGAACGAGGTGAAAATACATGCAATTTTTTATTCCCATGCAGCCGCCCACCACAACCCACAATGCCAAGCAGCTGCATGCCTTTATGCGCGGCGGCAAGCCCTGCGCCGTGTTGCACGACAGCCCGGAGCTGAAAGCCACCCGTGCCAAGCTGCACGCCTACCTGGCCCCTTATGCACCGCCTACCCCCTGCAGCGGCCCGGTGCGGCTGTTGGTCAAGTGGCTGTTTCCCACTGACGGCCGCCACAATGACGGCGAGTGGCGCACCACCAAGCCCGATACCGACAACCTGGAAAAAGCCCTGAAAGACGAAATGACCCGCCTGCACTTCTGGCGCGATGACGCATTCGTGTGCAGTGAGGTGGTTGAAAAGTTCTGGGCCGATACCCCCGGCATTTTCATCAAGGTGGTGGAATTATGATGCCTGTTTCAAGCGGCATGCGGTTCGATACCGAAAACAGCCGGTGCATCCCTGCCGAACGGATGACGCCGGACGAATTGCGCCAGCTGCACCGCCTTGCCATTGAGCGCCGCCCCGAAGCCTGTTTTGGCTGCGGGCTGGAACATGATTGTTTTGTGTATGGGCATGGATGTGCCGTCATCCGCAAAGCATTGCGGCTGTTGGGAGGTGGGGCGGATGCCTGTCTTTGATTCCAACTGTTTCTACATCATCCAATGCCTGGCCCTTGTGTTTGTTGCGGCCCCCTGCGTGCTCTTTGCGGGCGGAATGCTGATCTGCCTGCTGTTGTGGTGCGGGCTGCGCATTACCCGCGCCATGCACCTGCGGCTGCTGGGCCTGCCGCGGTGCGGGCGCTGCCGCTACTGGGCCACTGTGCAGTGCCCGCTGTATGGCCGCAACACGCCAAGCGATTTCTGCAGCCGCGGCGAAAGGTGGGGTGACTGATGGACATTCTGCT